ACAAGGAGTTTTCACAAGCGGTTGTTGATTATTGTACGGCTGTACGTGAAGCGAAAGATAATAAAAAAATCTTACCTATTGTACCAGATTACATCGCAGAATGCTTTCTTAAGATTGCTGAAGGATTATCCCATAAATCCAACTTTATTCGATACACATATCGTGAAGAGATGGTTATGGACGCTGTAGAGAACTGCCTTAAGGCTATAGAGAACTATAACATTGAAGCAGCCACTCGCTCAGGCAATCCAAATGCGTTTGCATACTTTACACAGATTAGTTGGTATGCATTTCTCAGACGGATTGCGAAAGAAAAGAAACAACAAGACGTAAAGATTAGATATCTTGCATCCTCAGGTATCGAAGAATACATCATCTCTGATGGTGAGGATATGTCTAACGCTGTTGTGCAAGCATTCGTTGACCAACTTAAAGATCGTATCGATAAAGTTAAAGAGAAAGACGATGAGTTTAAAGCCTTTGCTGAAGAAGAAAAGAAACGGCAAAAACGACTCAAGAAGTCTATTATAACTGTTGATTCCGATTTAAGTGATTTTTTATGAAGATAGCGATACTAAATGATACTCACTGTGGCATACGTAATAGCAGCGATATATTTATTGCCAATGCTGATAAGTTCTATACTAATACCTTTTTTCCGTATCTTGTGGAAAATAACATTAACCATATTGTTCATCTGGGCGATTATTACGATAATAGAAAATACATCAACTTTAGAGCACTTAACGAAAATCGTAAACACTTCCTCAAGCCACTTAGAAAGCTTGGTATTACAATGGATATCATACGAGGAAACCACGATACCTTCTACAAGAATACAGGAGAACTAAACTCGCTCAAAGAGTTGTTGGGTTACTACATGAACGAGATCAATATCATTCATGAACCAACTGTTATGGAGTATGGTTCTTTGAAGATGGGTCTAGTCCCTTGGATTGATGATGAAAACGAAAAGCAATCCATGGAGTTCTTAGCCAATGCCAAGTGTGATTGGATTGGTGGACACTTCGAGATTACAGGCTACGATATGATGCGAGGCATCAAGTGTGAACATGGCTTAGACAAGGATGTGTTTAGTCGGTTCGAGAAGGTCTTGTCAGGACACTTCCACACCAAATCTGAAAGGTATAATATCGAATACCTTGGATCACAAATGGAGTTTTTCTGGAACGATGCGCACGATCCTAAGTTTTTTCATATCTTGGATACAGAAACACGAGAACTTACTGCTGTGTATAACCCTCATACTCTTTTCCATCGCATCCGCTATGATGATTCAAAACATGACTACATGGAATATGATTTTAGTCAAGTAGAAGGTAAGTTCGTAAAGATTGTTGTTCTTAACAAAGCAGACTTGTTTACCTTTGATCGTTTCGTAGATCGTATTCAGAACCGTAACATCCTTGAGTTAAAGATAGCTGAGAACTTCGAAGAGTTCATTGGAAAAAATGTGGATGACGGTAATATTTCTGTTGAAGATACTTCCGATTTGTTGTATACTTACATTGATGCTGTAGACACAGATTTGGATAAAGACCGAATCAAGAAACAAATGTCTGAGCTGATGATAGAGGCACAAACACTAGAGATTGTCTAATGACAAAGATTATTCATATCAATCGAAATATTATTCAACAAAATAATAAGCATGGTCGTTCCGAACCTGTATGTCGTGTAGAGGAAAAGGGCAAGGTCGTATACTGTATGGAAGTGGATATCAAAGGACCATCACGTATGGTATACAGACCTGAGAAACCACGTCCATGTGGAGCAAAACTATGGATCGAAACGGATGCAGAAGTTGATCTAATAGGTGTAAAGACTTGATTACGTTTAAATCCCTTAAGTGGAAAAACTTTCTAAGCACAGGCAATAACTGGTCTGAGATAGACTTCACTTCCCATAAATCCACACTTGTTGTTGGTCATAATGGTGCAGGTAAGTCTACTATCTTGGATGCGTTATCCTTCGCCTTGTTTGGAAAGGCACACAGAAATATTTCCAAGCCCCAGTTGGTGAACTCCATCAACAATAAAGACTGTAAAGTTGAAGTTGAGTTCAATGTACTAGGGCAAGATTTCAAAGTTGTACGTGGTATCAAACCAAACATCTTTGAGATTTGGAAAGAGGGTGTGATGATGAACCAGTCGTCACACTCTAAAGAGTACCAGAAAATCCTCGAACAAAACATCTTGAAGCTTAATCACAAAAGCTTTCACCAGATTGTTGTGTTGGGTTCTTCTTCCTTCATTCCTTTCATGCAACTCTCAGCGCAAAATCGAAGGGATGTTATCGAGGATTTACTGGACATTAATGTTTTCTCTAAGATGAATAGTATCTTAAAGGAAAAAACATCAGAGTTGAAAGATCAAATCAAGGATGTTACGCATGAGATTGAAGTCAACAAAACCAAAACAGATGCGCAAAAAAAGTATATCCGTGATGTCAAAGCAATCAACGAAGAACAGCGTGAAGAGAAGTTCAAACTCATATCGGATATACATGATGAGATCAAGACTCTCCAAGCAACGAACAACGATCTTACCACCAAACTTGAGGCAAAGTTACCAGAAGCATCTAGTGATTCTCAAGAAGCAACGAAAAAGATCACAGAACTTGAAAAGTTCAAAGCGAAGTTCAACGCCGATATTCGGAAGCTTGTTAAGGACGTACAGTTCTTCGAATCCAATGATACCTGCCCTACATGTTCTCAGACTATCTCTGAAGAGACTAAAGAAACCCATGTCTTGGAAGGAAAAGGCAAGGCTAAAGAACTCCAGAGTGCAATCGATCAAGCTGAGAAGGCTATTTTGGCAAGCAGTGAACGCTTACGATCAGCCAACGAAATACTTGAAGAATGTCGTCAATGGCAAAGTGACGTGGCAGCCAATAACCAATCAATAGCAAAGTATCAATCTACTTTGGATCGTGCTCAGAAAGATATTGAGAAATCGGCTCAGAATACTGGATTAGATGTGGCGAATGAGGAACTTAATCTCCTCATAGAATGCGGAAATAATCTTGTTGAAGAAAAGCTAACTCTGAATGAGCAGTATAACTATAACCTAGTTATTGGTCAGATGCTAAAAGACACAGGTATCAAAACAAAAATCGTAAAAGAGTATTTACCTGTTATAAATACCCTTGTCAATAAGTATCTACAAACACTTGACTTCTTCGTTTCATTTCACCTTGACGAAGCATTCTCAGAAACAATCCGTTCTAGACATAGAGACACGTTCTCGTATGCGTCTTTTTCAGAAGGTGAAAAGCAGCGTATTGATTTGGCACTTCTATTTACATGGAGACAAATCGCTAAGATGAAGAACAGTGTCGCTACTAATCTCTTGGTTCTTGATGAAACATTCGACTCATCTTTGGACCATGAAGGGGTTGACAATCTGATGAAAATCATTTATTCTTTAGGAGAGGATACAAATGTATTCGTCATCTCCCATAAGGGTGAAATGTTAGACAACAAGTTTGAGAATAAACTTGAGATCGTAAAAGAAAAGAACTTTAGCAAAATAAAAACATAGGAATATTATTATGGAAATCAGTGCAGAAACAGTAAATGTATTGAGAAACTTTTCTAGCATTAATGGCAACTTAATCATTCGCCCTGGGAATCGTTTGATGACAATCTCTGAGGCAAAGAACATCTTGGCTGAGGCAACGGTCAAAGAAGAGTTTGGGACTGAAGTTGGCATCTATGACTTAACAGAGTTTCTAAACATGCTTGGACTTGTGGAAAGACCACGTGTTCGTTTTGAAGATTACTACATGAACATTGGTGGTCAATCTGGTCGTGAACTTATTAAGTATTATTATGCTGATACTGAGATGTTGACATCACCAACAAAACCTATTACAATGCCAGAGGCAGATGTATGGTTCACACTAGATCAATCAACTCTTAACGGACTCAAGAAAGCAGCAAGCATCTTTGGGCATGGGCAAATGGTTATTGAACCAGATGATGGTGCCATTCGTTTGTCTGTGAGTGACCCTGAGAACAAGACATCAAACACATACTCAGTAGTTGTAGATGGGGGATATAATAACGACACATTTAACTTTGTACTAAATATCGTTAACTTGAGAATGGTATCAGACGATTATCAGGTTAAGATTTCATCAAAACTTATTTCAGAATTTACTAACTCTGATGAAACCTTGAAGTATTGGGTCGCATTAGAAAAGTCATCAACATACGGAGAATAAAATGGCTAAAAAAGAAGATGATGTGAAAATGGCGCACGAGTCGCATGCCCCTGTCTATGACATGGCAAATCGTGTATGCCGTTCAACAGTGGCAGTGATTGATACTATGGTTCAACGTGGCGCAGTGAAAGGTGAAGAACTATCTACACTTGGCCAGCTACGTGATCAATCCGTCCAACTCATCCAAATGGCTGAGACATATCAGCAAGACATGGCATCTAACGCAGACTAAGGATATCTTACATTATGAATGACTTTCTTTGGGTCGAAAAGTATCGTCCTAAGACTATTGAACAAACTATTTTACCAAAGTCTTTGAAGAGTGTGTTTCAAGCTATTGTTGACACAGGTGAACTACCCAACATGCTTTTCACAGGAACGGCGGGTCTAGGTAAGACTACTGTTGCAAAAGCATTGTGTAATGAACTTGGCTTGGACTACATTCTGATCAACGGCTCAGAGGAAGGAAACATCGATACACTAAGGGGCAAGATTAAGCAGTTTGCCTCTAGTGTGTCTTTGCAAGGTGGGTATAAGGTCGTCATTTTAGATGAGGCTGATTACCTAAATCCTCAGTCTACCCAACCTGCTCTTCGTGGTTTCATCGAAGAGTTTTCAAACAACTGTCGGTTCATTCTGACATGTAACTTTAAGAACCGTATCATTGAACCGTTACATTCACGTTGTGGTGTCTATGAGTTTAATACATCTAAAAAAGATTTAGTTGAGATATCTGGTCAATTTTTTAAGCATTTTGTATACATACTTGATCAAGAGGGCGTGTCCCATGATAATAAAGGTGTTGCAGACCTAATCATGAAACACGCTCCTGATTGGAGAAGGATATTAAATGAAGGTCAACGAAACTCTATTAGTAATGTGGGTATTAATGGTAGCAGTGGTGGGTCTAGCAATAGCTCCATTGCTGATTTGACTAAGGCTCTTAAGAATAAAGACTTCAAGAAAATGCGTTCATGGGTGGTAAACCACATGGACGTAGACACTGCTGCTATCTTTAGAAGCATGTATGATAACATGTATGAGTTTGTGGAACCACAATCTATTCCACAGCTTGTATTAATATTAGCTGACTACCAATACAAAGATGCATTCGTTGCTGATCATGAACTAAATATAGTCGCATGTATGACAGAAGTAATGGCACAGGTACAGTTTAAATGAAAAATATAGTAGTGTTAGGTGGTGGTGTAATCGGATGGTTCACCGCTGCCCTCTTGAAAAAGAGACATCCAGAAATCAATATTACATTAATTGAATCCCCATATGTTCCTATATTGGGGGTCGGTGAGTCCACCATTCCTCAACTTGGAGATTTGTTGAGTTGGTTAGATATTGATGAAAAGACATGGATGAAAAACACTCATGGTATTTACAAACTAGGCAACCATTTTGTTGGTTGGAATAGCGACTTACCAAAACCTCATGTGACCAATCATTGGAACGCACCCCTATACGAACAACAGTTCTATTCTTTTAGTTTTACTATGAGAGATAAGGTGTTCAAGAACAGTTTTTATCATAAACTCAAGGATGATGATTTCTTTTATGATAATGATGGTAGGTTTGGTGTTGACCATAAAAGCTTTGACTATTGGCTTGAGTTAGTTAGACAGGGTAAATATAACTGGTGGGAAGTATCTGAATACTGCACAGAACAATACTTTCCTGCCATGGCTAACAAATCCCCATATGATATGGAAGATAATCTTTCTCTGGGTGATTGGAAGAGTTACGCATGGCATGTTGATGCAGAGCGTTTTCCAGTCATGATCAGAGATATGGTTGCGCTACCATCAGGTGTAGAGTGGGTTGAAGGTCATGTCGAAGATATCAGTAAAGACGAAGAAGGTAATATAACAAGTCTTATCTTAAGAGATGGTAGATCGTTCTCTGCTGATCTATATGTGGATTGCACAGGCTTTAACAGAGTCCTAATGAAAACCATGGATACTCCATGGATTGGTATAGATCAACTACCATGCCAATCTGCATGGGTTGCACCTGTTAAATACAATGATCCCTACAAAGAAATGAAACCCTATACACAAAGCTATGCACAAGCAAATGGGTGGAACTTTATTATATCTTTATACAGCAGAATGGGATCGGGTTATATCTTTGACATCAATAGTGAAGATCCTGATGACGCACGTGAAAGGTTTATCAAGTATTGGGATGGTTATGAGTTTATTCGTGAACCTAGAATGCTACATTGGGAACAAGGGTATTATAAAGATGCTTGGATAAAGAACGTTGTTGGTGTTGGTATGGGTCAAGGCTTTATTGATCCAATGGAAGCTAATAGCATTTACGTTGCTCAAAGTTGTATGGAGATGTTAGATAAAGCTATCACAAAATACAAAGGCAGAACCATTACAAAAAGTGCCAAGAAAGCTTACAGTAGACAAGTGCAGAAACTAGAAAATCAGATTAGCGATTTTATTGCGTGTCACTTCACATTAAGTAAAAGACAAGATAATCCTATGTGGAGAAAGGCATGTGCATGGGGTAAGTTGTTTAAGCATACAGAAATGAACTGGCATGAATATAGAGCACCAAGGGGTTACTTGGGTCGTAATATATTCTTAGACTATCAGTGGGCGCAGCAACAACATTACTTGGACAGATGGGACGATGATCTATGTACCCTAAACATTGATGAAAAGCTACTACCACTTGCTGACATTGACTTTAACTATATAAGATCAAAGGGTAAAGCATTGGCTGAATATTTGCCGCATATATATGATTGGTCTAGAGAAAGATTACATAATGGTGCTACACATGAAGAGGTATTGCAACAAGCATTGGCTGAGAGATGATTTACATTGATGATGTACCTTGGATTGAAAGTGACAACGATGTTTACAGAAGTGCAGTTATCAATGCACTAGAACAAAGACCTAGTAGAATAAGTGAGTTCAACACAGGGTTCTTTGGATTAAAGTCAAATAGCATACTACTAAGTCTATACAGTCCTGATAGTATTGCCTTTACAGAAATGGCAGTGTTTCCTTCTATGCTTTCTGATTGTGACTTGTATATAAAGACAAGCGCAAAGAACTATGTCAAGACAATGAATACTATCAAGCCTACTCATACTCTTATGTTTCCGTGCATATATAACAGAATAGAGGTTGATGACATAGACTTCTCAGAATGCGAACAACTTCTAGTTGGTACTGATCTTACGCCAATCACCTCTTTAGCGTTTTTAAGAATGGCAGGTGCAAAAGAAGTTTACAGTGTTTATGGTAGCACAAAGACACCACCTATTGTTGCTTTCACAGAAGCTGACAATCACTACAGATGGGATCATGTAACACCAAGCGTAGATATAAAAATAGTAGATAGTAAACTTCATGTTAAATGGAATCATCAACAAGATTGGTGGGTTAGTGATGATGTTATTAGAGAAACCGCTACTGGGTTTGAGATTGTCGAGAAGATATATAAATGCGTTTAATAGCACAAGAACATTCTGATTATAAGTTATATATTACTGATAACCCAAAAGATGATTATCTTCAAGATTTTATATTA